TAATGTCTTAATTTGATTTATAAGCAAAGATAGTCCATTCGCTTCCATTGGTTCAATGAAGCCACTGCTTAATCCAACTGCTACAGTGTCACCTTGCCAAGGTCGCACTAGTCTGCCTGGTGTCCACTCTAGTACTTTGAAGTCAGTCAAGAACTTTCGGTGGCCATTATTTCTCATGTATTCTGCTTTAGCGTCTTCTATGCTAATCATATCTTTATTGAACACATAACCACAACCAGCGCGTCTATCACTCAAGTAGACGTTAAATTCCCAGCCGTAATCTCGTCCAATAGTCTCAGAATAATTTTTAGTATCTTCTTCTACTCGTCTAACTACACACGTGTTAATGAGCGCGTCTGGATAAGTATGGATTGTCTTATCTTCTATTAGAACTTGTCGTAATCCCGTACAGTCAATGTGTAAGTCTGCTTCTGGTAGCGTGTCTCTTGTAACTTCTGCGAATATGTGATTGATGTCTTTTGTGTATTCTTTAACAATTTGCCATGCTTGAGCCGCATCAATGTGATAACCAAATCCTCTCCAATCATCTGGGTTATACAAATCGTATACGCTAAATTGGTCTACTTCACCTGCTTTGTACTTAGAGAACCACTCGTCCCATCCAGTGTGGATGAACATCAGATTATAAGGGGTATCACCATCATGCTTGAAGTTAGATTTCATGTTACCTTGTTTTCTAACACCACAACAGGATTTAATCCAGTCTTCTTCTGGTATTCCCAACTCTTCAAAGAATGCTCGTACATTGGGCATAGTACTTTCGCCCACACCAACAGTAGGAATATTAGGCGATTCTATTAGTGTTATTTCTAATTCAGGATGATTCTTTCTTAGATAGCCAGCAGTCCACCAGCCACTTGTACCACCACCAATTATATTAATCTTCATTTCTTTTCCTAATAATAGAATAGGTGTCAACGTTTACTTGCCATATGCTTTGCTGTGTATTGAATAGTTCTTCATCTCCAATGTAGTCCAGCATTCCAGATTTAGCCATTGTTTTACAACTATTGTGTATTCTGTTCATTCGCCCACTCGCATCGTGATTGACGTTTGTTGTTATGTAGATTGGTTTACCATTAGCGTAACTTATTTGTAAAGGCATTTGGTCATACATTCCCCAACTTTGCATCATATTTCTATTTAGCCCTTTTACCGGACGAGGTTCCAACTGGGCTCCACGAAATAAGGCACGATACCCATCTTTGAAAGGATGTATTCCTGACACACTAAAAATCTTACCCGTATCATCAGTTGTCGCATGCCACATACCACCTTCCGCTAGACACCAATAGAATTTCATTGAGACTAGACTGTCATTATTTTTGTAATTCAACGATTCACATTGACTAATAAACTGTAGTAACTCTTCCGATGCATGTGTTAGTTCTTTAGTTATCACTCTTTTCGTCCTCTTTTGGCGTATAGAAGAACAAATTATGTCTGCGTTCAAATACTTCGCCTGTACACCAGTATCCATCTTTATCAATATCTTTGTCACCTTTAGTTACGGATAATCCAGCCAACCATAATACCCCATGTCTATCAAGTTTGTGTTCATAGTGGCTAGTGACCTTGAGTTGGAGTTTGTGTTTTGTATCAGGTAGTATCAAAAATGCTAGAGCAGGTACGTGCGTTTCTGTGAATCCATATAGATGCCGTACTGCGGGCACGCCCTTTTCAAATAACAGGTCTATGTCTGCTTCTGGAATTACTTGGGTAGACTTGATACCTAGTTCTCTCCAATGAGACATATCGCTTGGCATTTCTTTCATTGATTCTATCATTGATGGAGTAATCATTCCAATGGTCGGCTTATGCTTTTCACATATATCAGCGTATTTCTCTGAATCAAATTCTTCAACGACTACCGTGCAGCCTGCTATCAGGCCAGGAAGAGAATACAGATATAATCCTTCAATCGTATTCATGGGCATATTAGAAAGTATTACATCATCGGGTTGCATACTATGGACTGCGATACTATTAAGGCAAGCGAAGAAACATCCTTCAAAGGTGTGAGACACAGGTTTCTGTTCAGGATTGAATAAGATGGTATAAACATCTTTTACATCTTTAGCATATACTAATGCTTTGTTATGTGGTCTAAGAAAATTGGCATTATCTTTAGATAGAATGATATGGTCTGGTGTAGTTGCTGATACAATTTCAGTTAACAACTCTTCTGACAGATTTGTTCGGGTAGGAATGAATGTAATACCCAATACATCACATGCTAGGAGCATTCTTATGTAATGATATTCTTTGTCACTTGCGAATAGAATACTTTCGCCTGGTAACAACGCGGTAGAGAGTACAGCGGTTAGTTCGTCTACACTATCAACAAGTTCAGTGTAGGTGTATGTTTTATCCCGACAAATGATAGCAACCTTTCCGCCACTAACTCTTGCCTGGTTCTTAATGGCTTCGTATATCATATAACCATTATGACATAAAAAAAGAGAGAAGTCAATAGACTTCCCTCTTATATTGCTGATTTACATCAAGATAATACTAGGTATTATGTGCTTCAATGATTAACTTGCCGTGCTTCTTGAAGAACTTCTCAATGCAAGGCACTTTACGAGGCTCTAGTGGCAACTTATAAACTTTAAGAGCAGTTCGTCCACCTAATACTGTCATTTCAGTATCAAAGTTATCCATCATGAACTGAAAGAAGTTGTTAGCCATCTCGTATAACTCATCCATCTTATCTTTGCCGTTACGGTCTACGAAGTCTTTCAGTTCGTAGCATAATGAAGTAGTTAACGAGAACATCGCTGAAATCTCTTGAGCCTCTGTTGTAAGAGTCGTTACTTTGCCGCTCAGAATGTCTTCAGGCGTAGGTAACTTTCCAGAGATTGCTCGGTGAGCCATGAACTTAGTAGCAACACCATCACCAACTGTGCCAGCAATCAAATCATGTAAACGACTAGTGCTAATCACTTCGCCTTCTTTCGGCAACATTTCTGAAACGAAAGTCCATGAACGTGGCGTAGCAAATGCTCGTGAGGCTGTTCGTGGGTCAAAGTTAAACAAATCCATCTTGTTTGATGTTAAGAAACCAACTACATCAGAATGAATCTTGTTCTCTAAAGCCCAAGTCTGCCAATCTTCAAAGTCAACACCCATTTCTAAGTGAACAAAACGGTTAGCAAGTGGCGAAGGCATACGATAAGCAACGCCTCGGTCACTCTCGCGGTTGCCTGCGGCAACGATTAGAACGTTATCTGGCAGAACATAAGAACCTAAACGACGGTTCAGAATCAACTGATAAGCCGCGGCTTGAACACTCTGTGGTGCTTGGTTCATTTCGTCAAGGAATAATACGATAGACTCATATTGGTCTGCTAACTCTTGACTTGGCAAATCAGAAGGGGTAGCCCATTCCATATGGCCAGTCTTTTCGTTAAAGTAAGGAATACCGCGTAAGTCAGTAGGTTCCATCAAGGCAAGGCGAAGGTCAATCATATAACCTGAACGCTCTTGTGTAATGCTATCTACGATTTCAGATTTGCCCACGCCTGGTGGACCCCAAATAAACACAGGACGCTTTCGGTTGAATGCGTAGTTGACTTCGGCACGAATGTCGCTAGGGCGAACAATACGAACATCTAAATCATTAGTTGATACTTTCATTGGTACTTCCTCTTTATTGAATATACTTATATTATAACACAGATCTTAGGTCTGTCAAGTTTTTAAAAGATAGTTACAAAACCGTTCTTTAACTTTAGTTTCAAAAAACCTAAAGGCGTATGAAAGAAATTCTCTGTAGTATGAGAAATAGTTGATGTAACATGATTAATTTCATACACTGGATCAGCATACTTAGGATTAAGAAACGTGTCAGAAAACGCAGACTTAGTAGTACAATGAAAATCAAGTATAGCATCATTGTTATCAATGACTACTTGGTTCGCTTCTTCAACTGACGAAGCAACAACATCATACGTCTGGAATGATTTGTTCAAATCAGGATGACGATCGGAACGAGTAAAGTAGTTAGTTAGAAACACACGATAACAACGATAGTTCAATTTAACTAACACGTTCATTTCGTCATACGCTTTAGACTCGGCAGCAGATACTCTAATCATATTCTTTCTCGCTTTAATTAATTTACTTAACTAGTATAACACTAAACCGAGGCCTGTCAAGTTTATGCGGCTTTTACTAAAGTTAATGCGGGTTGACCTACTACGCGACCATTATACAAACGAGCATTCATTTCTGCTACGCCTCGGATGTAAAACTGTTGCTCTGAACCATCTTGGTAAACGACTGTAAATTTCATAGTAATATCTCAAACAAGTTTTTAAATTTAATAAGCGATTTTGTTGAATACTCTATGTTGCTTGATATTCCATTTCTCTACTACAGGAAGACCATAATCATCTTCGTCTACTACGATGTAAGCAACCGTTTTCTTTACAAGAGCGTAACGATAACTTTGCTCGGTGTTAATTCCACCAACCCATACTTTGTGAGGGTAATTTGCGAAGAGATATTCTTCATCGTTTTTACTGAATTCAAAGTTGTTACCGAAGTCTTTCTCAACAAAACAACCTACTAGATTTTCATCTTGAGCAAACGGACAATATCCCATTATAACACCTCTACTGTTGTAACTCGGACAACCGCTTCTAATGTAGCAGTCTCTAGTTCTTTTATATACGGAGAATTTGGATAGGTTACCGAAGTAGTTGAAGTACAGTACTTCGGATCATGAATAGGAGCATCAGCAGGATTCATCCAACCGTATTGTGTTTCACGGCCATCTTCGTAGGTACAACCCCACGCTTCACCGTTCTTCATCACCATAACGCCGAACTCTTCTTTAATGTGTTTCATGGTAAAACCTCTCTTGCTGTGCTAACTTCTTATATAACTAGTATAGCACTTTTACGAGGCCTGTCAAGCTTTTGAGGTGTTTATCCGAAAATAAACTTTTGGACTTGTGTGTATTTGATATTGAATGCGTTCATCAATAGTTGAACTTCCTTGAGGCATTCTTCACGATAACCACCCATGATATATGCTCCACTAAACTGCTTTAGTTGACCAACAGATGTCCATTCGACTTCAATAGAAGAATCGGCCATACCAGCAGTATTGCCTTCTGTATCTGGTAACATCGATGACGGTACACCTAGTTGTTCCATGGAATCATTATATGCTTGAGTATCATTTCCTTCACCATTAAATAACTCTCTCGAATTGGTTACTTTTTGTTGATACATTTCGCGTATTACACGAATAGTTACATTACTAGCAACACCTTCATCCATCCAGCCCCGAAGATGACCATATCCTTTATCAACGATACTGGTTTTATTCCAACCACTCGGGTCGAATCCATTCTCTTCCCAATATTCTTTTATGTCGGTAATGTCTCTCTGGTCTAGACGGGTTTCACCATCTTCGTGTGTAGCAAATAGTAGTATAGACTCTTGTTTGTTTAAGAATTCCATTAGTTCACCAACCCATGGTTCGTCACTTGCGAATGGTCGTTGTATATCTACAACAATACATTTTTGGTTAGCACCTTCTAATAGTTCTCTGAGTCTCATGGTAATTCCTTAATTCGTTAACTATATTTATCAGTTAAAGAATATTTTATTTTGGACCCATAAGTCTAAGTCACCATCGATCATCAGCAACTCGGCTGCAGGGACTTCTTCAAATAGGATTAGGGTTTCTGTGGAGGTGGATAGGTAGTAGGGAGTGAATAGATATCTATCTAACGTGAGTATCTGTCTGCCTGTGCCAGTGTATTTCTTGGTCTTTAGTTTTATCTTGTATTTTTCAAAATGCTTGGCGATGACATCTCGCCCGAATGCGCTAACTCTGAATCCTGTGTCAGGAGAGACACTGCTAATAAAAATATCACTAGAGGAAAACTCTTTTCTGCCTGCTGTTTTTCCTGTGGTATTCTTATTGATATAGTTGATTAACTCATTCTTATCCACTTTAAAACTCTAGTTTGTCACCTTTTGTAAGCACGTGTACTTCAAAATCGTCACATCTAAATAGTAGGTTCAAGCGTTGTGCTAGATTGATTGCGTGACCGGGGTTACTAAAAGATACCTTTTTGTATTTTGGTCCAGGGAAATTGACTAGTGAATTGAGACTGCGAAGATTAATCGCTTCTCCTTTGTAGAACACGGAATATACTGCGGTTGCCTTTAGAACTTGCTCACTGCGGTAAGTCTTGTTATCGGTGTGTTCTAATATAATTGTAGGTTTTGGTCTAGCCATTTGAGTATGCCCCTTTCAACTCTGAAAATAAAGAAAATATCTTTTCTTTCTATACTCTTATTTATCTAATTTTACTAATAAGGTACCGTTATCATCGTATATAATGGCTAGGATTTACTTGAATGAACCCCCATCCAACGTGGTACTTGCTGATGAGTCTTTATTTTTAAGGTCTAGTAGCAATACTGCGATTTCATTCTGGACTTCATTTGCTTCTGCTATTGATAGGCGAATGCTATTATCACCCTTCAAGTTGGCTCGTTTAATGGTTGCTAATAGATTTTTTAAACTTTTATACATTGCGTTTGTTCTGTAGTAATACTTCGGTTTGCATTTCGGATTTAGTTTTGAATGGTCCTATGAAATCATATGTATCTAGGTTATCGATTTTCATGCCATAGCCCCATCGCCAATCACTAGGAAAACGTATGCCATAATAGCCAGCAACGTACACGACTTTACTTGATTCGCTTTTAGTGTAAGTTGGTACCTGTTTTCCACTTTTCTCTGCTGTGCTGTGATTGTATGCCATATGTTTACATGGATATCCGTTTACAGTAGAGAGGGAAGTGTTCCAACCACCACGAGGACCGACTTTGTTCTCGTCTATAATCTTTTTTGATGGTTGAGTAGATTCTAAGATCTTTTCACCAAAGCGAGACATAAGACCAGACAATGATGTCTGTTCAGTATCATCATCCCGAATGTTAATCTCAAATGTATCAGTAGAACACTTGCGTATTGTTCCAACTTTAACACCAGCGTCTTCTACTATCCAAAACTTATCTTTAATTATTTCTTTAGTATATGTAATGTTTATGCCTCCGTTACACATGGAATGCTATTAAGATTCCAGTAGTCTTTAAAATATGCGATACAATGTTCTTTCGTACTATTCATTGATATGCCATGTTCAGATAACAAATCAATGTTACTCTGTTGCCATTCTGTAATATCATCTGACATTATATCTATTCCTGTTATAGCATTGACCGTGCTACGTGGGGTATCACCCGTACCGAATACCCACTCTGTTGGCGATACAGATTGTGATAATATACTCTCGTTTCTGTATAGTTTCTCAAAAGTTCCTGCCATCTTAAACGAATTGTCAACAAAGGAACCCCAGTTAAAGTTTTGAATGTTGTCAGTCATAATCAGTTCGCGCTGCCACCCATATAATTTATCTGGAGTTTTAGAGAGTATGTTGTCCGTTGCCCATTTTGCCATATCACTAGACATGAATCTTTCCAAATCAGATACCAATATAGGATCTAATTGGACCCATCGTTTTAACATCATCAATGAGTAAGTAATATGAGAATCAACCCAAGGATAAATTCTAATTACTTTTGCGTTAGTGAATGAACTCCAACTTATGTTACGATGGCTACGTAGTATATAGTTTTTGGAAAAATGAGTGTCCATGACTAACGTATCAATTTCATCTTGAGTTCCAACACCCATCTGCCAAGCGATATCTTTATCTCGATTAATGAGATTTACCTTTAGATTGTGTTTCATCATATCTTCAGAATGAAATAACCCATTGGTTTCTTTACCGTTATATCCACTGTAGAGATTGATATCATCGTTTGCAAGATGCAATAGAGGAGTTATGTATAGATTATCAAAACTATCTATGGCGCAACCATTTATATCAGAAGATTTCGGAATCGTAAATTGCCCATCTATCTTCTCACTAAGAAAGTCGCACATTTTCTCACCACCCGAACCACCTGAATAGTCTATGATATATAGATTACTCCAGTCAGTCCCGTTTAAAGTGATTTCAGTATTTTCCATGTTTCTTTCCAGTTCTTTACTTGGTGTGTCTTAGAATATTTATACGGGCCATATTCAATTGCTTGAGCAATCGCATAATCATTCCCACCAGGATATATACTGTCACCGAAGAATGTTATCTTGTCTTGGTATTTAAAGTCTTTTAGTATCTGTGCTTTGTCTTTGCCTATCGTAATGATATCTAACCCAGTTTCACCAGCAATCTGTGATACGATATTGTATTTCTCAGAGAATAAATTGTTGAATTCATCTGAAATTAACTGTCGTTCTCTAGAGGTAACATCGTATTTGACATACTTTTTTCGTTGGTGTTTGGTCGCATTTCTACCAACTACACTGAAATTAAGTAAACCCGGACGAGCATCAAAGTGTTCTCCAGTTTTAACATCAAATTCGCTTTTGATTAACTTGTTCACTAAGAACTTATGTACCTCTTCGGGCAATTCAAACTTCTTTGTGCTGAACACACATACACTGTTTATATACTTCGTGTTACCAGAACAGTTATACGCACACTCTACTTTTTTGTACAGGTCAATTCCAATCTGTTCAATAGTCTTTGATGAATCACTGCCAGTAACCAAGTATACCTTGTGAGAATCAGCAAACTCTAAGAACCATTCTAAGAATTTCTTATCAATCTCTGATCTACTAGGTGTAAGCGTACCGTCTACATCAAAAATATAGACGTGATTACTTATCATGCGGGATAACTTTTATTTAATATGGCTGCCATTTCATCGGGTGCTTTAGCAAGATTCTGTAAGTCATGTATGCCGCAGAACTTTAGAAACTGCATACCAACCCCAGTGTTTGTTTTCTGTATGCTACTCTCTGCAATCGTTTCAATGAACTTAATCATCAAGTCACGTGGTTGAGCAGTTAAGTCAATGAGTTTTATATTGCGTTCAAAATCATCACGAACAGTATGTTCTTCACCATTATGGTCAGTCCATCGCTGTAGCATGAAGTTGTTCCAATTAAAGCCACCAGTAGTTCGGTCATTGTATGCGTCAATCATGCCTACTTTGTTCTTAGTGCCCTTCTTACGAACACCAGGATATGCTGAGAATATGTTATCACTCGTGTCACCACGAATACATTTCTCAAATAGCATCCACTCGGGATCAATAGGTCCTAGAACTTCTTTGGTCTTCTTGTCTTTGATTGGTGTCATGTTCTTATCATCTTTAAAGAATCCATCTTTAGTAATGATACGATTCTGTACACCATCGTAAATAGTTACATTGTCTGTAACTAATTGCATATAGTCACTGTCACTTGATATGATAATGTGATGGTCGTTTGGATGTGATTGAATGAACACAGCAATCATGTCGTCTGCTTCTGCTTCGGGATGTTGTAACATCGTTACATTGGTCTTTTCGTCAAGAAACGTAATCATATCATCGTATGATTGAAACATGATTTGGTCTTCTTCTTGTTCACGCGAACTCTTCTTCAATTGCGCAACACGCCTGTGTGCCTTATATGGAGTATAAAAATCTTTACGCCAACTGCGACCTTCTAAGCAAAATACTGCGTGGTCGGCTTTGAATTTGTTGTAGCATAGTTTTACGCTACTAAGCATTATATGATATGCCATACCAATCTTCAAATCAATACTAGCACCACGCATTGCTACGTGTTTTGCTCGGTGGTACATGTTGAATGAGTCTACTAAAATATATGTAGCCATTTATTCCTCTCTATAAGTGTATTAGTTTATTATACAGTGTTTTGGGTATAAAGTCAATGATCAATAATATTCAGAAGTGTCTGCGCCAGTCTTGAGTTTCTTAATGATTAGACCCTCTTTACTGTCTGTTAATACGCTTTTAGAGACACCTTCCTCATCCTCTAAGTCACTGAGTACTATGTTCTTACACAAATCACTGAACCAATTGTCAACAATTTCGTCAGGCTCTAATCCATCATAACCAGATTTCGCAAGATACTCTACAAAATTCTCATTGAAGTCTAGTTCAAAGAAGCCTTGTCCTGGCTTATCAGGATCTAATTCCATGCCAACAACACGAATGTATTCTTCACCATTAAGCGTAGCAATATTCTTCTCGTGTTGATCTTTTTTTACATGACCGTACTTGAAATTGATATTTTCAACAGCAATAGATTGTTCTTTTTCGTCAACAATCTTCCTAGCGATTGCTCGTTCTTTCTCTTCTGGTGTTGATACCCAATTCTTTGGATTCAATAAGTTCTTGCTCATACAATACTCCTGTTCATAATCTGTTTTATAAGTCCCAACCAATCTTTTCCCACGGCACATCTTTGTCGCCAAAGTGCCCGTATGTACAGTTATTACTATACTCGGAAAAGTTGAATAAGTCAAATCTATCGATGATTCCTTTGGGGGTTAGGTCGATGTTCTCGCGAATGAATTTCTCAATGCTTTTGCTGTAACCATTTGATTCAACATAGATACTAGTAGGTTCTTTGACTCCAATCGCATAACTTAATTGAATGTTACACCAATCTGCCATGTTGTCTGCTACTACATTCTTTGCTAACCAACGTGCTACATAAGCCGCACTGCGGTCTACTTTGGTGGGGTCTTTTCCAGAGAAAGCGCCGCCACCATGAGGAGCAAAACCGCCGTAGGTATCGACAATAATTTTGCGCCCGGTAAGTCCAGTATCCCCATCAGGTCCGCCAATAACAAAGTTACCAGTGGGGTTAAGATGCCATACAGTATTTTCATCAACTAAATCTCCTAATACTTCCATTGCTGCCTCACGGCATAATGCTCTTGCTTCTTCTATATTGTCTTCATTAGTGTGCTGAGTACTAACAACTACTTGGTCTACTCGTTTGACTAAACCACCTGCGTACTCTACTGATACTTGTGACTTCGCATCTGGTCCTAGAATAAGACCACGTTTTGTTTTTAAGTTCTTTAATACTTCGTGTGAGTAGTAAATTGGTGCTGGCAAGTAAGCATCATTGTCGTTACATGCGTAACCAAACATAAGACCTTGGTCACCTGCTCCGAAGTCATCCGTTCCCAATGCTATGTCGGCACTTTGTGAGTGAATTTCATTGTATACTTTTAGATTATTCCAATGAAAGCCATCTTGCTCGTAACCAATCTCTTTGACTTTGTTGCGAATGATTGCTTCTACTTCTTCTCTTGAAACATTGAAGTTCTTCACTTCGCCCGCTACTGTCACCATGTTAGTAGTTACTAACGTTTCAATTGCTACTCGGGTAGTTTCATCACCTGCTTTGAGACCTGCATCAACTAGTCCATCACTAATCTGGTCTGCTACTTTGTCTGGGTGTCCGTCTGATACACTTTCACTTGTAAAGATGTAATTTTGATTCATATGTATTTTGTGTCCTTGATAGATAGCGTTATTAATAATTTATACTATCTACTATTATACAAAATTTCAACGTAAAAGTCAAGCGTTTTTTGAATTATATCAATAAAAAACCCCTCAAAAAGAGGGGTTTTCGTTGTTTTACTTAGAGTTTAGTGACTATAAGGTTCATCGTTATAACCTAAGTCCGAAGACGAGGCTGTAGTAATTGAACCCATGTCCTGCTTGTCAACAACTGCACCAGTCAATTCACCTAAATTGGTGTATCCACGTGTACCGCCAGTTGAACCACCAGTTGACGCACGATGCGTAGCACCTGCAGTCGGTAAGTCGTCTCCACTTGCAGTAATCAAACCAAAGTTAGCCAATTCTCTCAAATCGATTGAACGTCTAACTCTAACATTTTTCATACCAGCAACTGCTCTAAGACCTCTGTATCTTGCCATATTTACTTCTCCCATGATTGACGATAGATGGGAATCCCTACCATCAATAGTATTTATCAGGCAGGAGTTAGAAATTGTATTTGGCCTTTACTTCTCTTGTAGTATAGAATACACGTTAAACCCACCATCACGTAATCTTTTGCCACCACCCAAGAATTCAAGTTCCATTATACTGAGTATTCCAGCAACTTCGGCATCCGATGCCTTTATTAATGTAATAGCCGCATCTAGTGTTCCACCAGTTGCGATAACATCATCAATGATTAATACTCTTTCATTGGACGCAATTGCGTCTTCTTGTATGTGTAATTCATCAATTCCGTATTCTAACTCGTACTGAGTGAAAATTGTCTTACCTGGAAGTTTGCCTTTCTTTCTCGCCATAGTAAATGGAATACCAGTAGCGGCACTTAACGCGCCTGCCATTGGAAATCCACGAGCATCTAATCCAACAATCTTGTCATAGAAGATATTGTTATCTGCTACGTAGTCGTTAAATAACGACATAACATTACGCAAGCCATGTGGCGCATTAAAAATACTTGCCATATCTTGATATAACACACCAGGTTTAGGATGGTCTTTTATAACTCTAATGAGATTTTGTATTGTTTTGGGAGTGGGTTTGATAATCATTGTTCGAATGCTTGTTCTTTTTCCCACCATTCGTCCAGAGTGGCGTATGGTAAGTCTTCTTCTAGTGCTGATATTTCTTTTCGTAGATGTAACTTTTTCATTTTCATCTTAGAAAGATCACTATCGGTTCTTGTCCTTTCTTCAAGGATAATCTTCTCGTCTAGATCTCTGTGTTCTTTTTTCAATTCTACAAGTCGTGTTTGGATTTGTTCTGCCTTTGCGTTCATTCACTTCTCCTATAGTTTCTTTTTCTTCACTACTGCCTTCTTTACAGTTGGCTTCTTCACTACTGCTTTTTTCTTAACAACTGCTTTCTTAACAGGTGCTTTCTTCACTACTGCTTTCTTAACAGGTGCTTTCTTCACTACTGCTTTCTTAACAGGTGTCTTCTTTACCGGTGTCTTCTTAACAACTGCTTTCTTAACTACCGGCTTTGTCACTTCTGGATGAAATGACAGTTCGCCAAACGCTAATCCATAACGACCTTGGTCTGTTACTAATTCGTGCCCGTTGAACTGTATTGTAATTTCAGCCTTAGTCCGTGTCAAATAGTCGCGAAAGTCTATCAATGAATGCCATCGTTTCGTTCTATATGCCACTTTCACAAGTACTAGTGACCCGCTTTCGCTGGTAAAATGTACTCGTAAATACCTAGACCACTATCTACCATAATCATCATAGCACCTTGATCTGAAATCTTCATATTCATTGTGCTTGTATCACTAAGTTTAAGAATAGTAAGAACTGTTGAGAGTGGGAAACTCCAACCAGTCTTTAATTCGCCTTCTACATTCAATGCGAATGGTAGTTCTACTTTGTCTGTTGAACTATCACCGATGTAGAACATCAAATTGCCACCAACTGTACGAGCAGTAAGCAGTGGGTCAAAAGAACTCAAAATACCAGCAAAGTATTGCAGGTCCTTGATTGCTTTTTGAGTTGGCATGATTTCTACATTCCAACTTGCTCCGCGAAAACTTGCTGTCTTAATTTGGGCATCTACTAATTCACTTACGATTACACGATACGAACTATCAAAACCACCATCCATTGAGAAGTTGATTTCAGTTGTAACGTTTTCACCACCACGTTCTTCAGTTACTACATTAACATTCGAGTTCTGTACATTACCCGAAGAATCTTCACTAGCATAACTAAGCAAACCATTTAATACACCTAGTCGTCCTAGTCCGAACTTACCTTCAAATTCAGGAACAGGTTGATGTAATTTACCACGTAATACTACCGTTCGTTCATCATCCATGGCATCAATTGTGGTGCCTTCTGCATCTGTTGTTACTTTAGCCGCTTGGATAATACCTAACGAATGTGTGTGCTTTACAATATCTTTTAAAATATCTCGCATTTACTTACTCCTTTGATTGAATTCTATTTAATTAATTATAACACATTTATGATGCTCTTGTCAACTATAAGTCGAAAAGATTATCAAATGTCTCTGATGCGTTTGCATCACTTAGGTCCCAATCTAATACTCCCATTAGATTGTCTAACTTCTTATCAACGATTGTTTGTTCCATCAACTCATGGTCAAATGGCAAATCTTGGAACCATTGTGGTATTTTAGTCGCATCAATTGGGTACGCAACACTCTTTAACTTGAATGTATTTGGTTTGAGTTTACAAATGATACACTTCATACCATCTACAATCTCTACTGCATACTTGTCTTGATTAAGTTCTCGTAACATATTCCAGTTAAGAGCGGCTGATACGTGACCAGGAAGATGAACTTTATCTTTCTTAGCCTGTGCAGTGCTTAAATCGACTTCTCTGCCTAATGCCTTTTTCGCTTTATTCACTTTGTTCTTATATGAAGTCAAGTTGTTTACACGAGTTTGCGCACCTTTCTCCCAACCTGGCATTGTTCTGAACTCTTTCTTAAACACTTTAATCATACCGATTACGTGTTCACGTGTTCCACCAGTTAAGATTGATAATAACACTTCACTCAGAAACTTTTGCATATACTTCGGAGTATCACTTCGCTTAAGGTCAAGACCCATTGCTTTAATCTTACCCGGACTACCATCAATATCCCTGCGTTCACCATCATCATCATAAATCAACAATGCGTAACGTTTCTTCTTAATGAAGATAGCCGTTTCTGCACAGTTCTCACGACCCGCTACTATGATTTCACCTTCTTTCCTAGGAACGTTAAAGAACGTTTTCATAAACTCTGGAAAACTTGCGTTAACTTGGTCGGCAACTTCGTCATACAGTTCTAAGACTTTATCTTTATTCCACTCTATTACACCATTATCTATTTCTTCTTTGTATACAGGATACATTGAATAATAGATAGAGTCTGTGTCACCATAGATAACTGATGGACCTTTGTAGTCGTAATCGCCTGCAATGATTTCGTTCGTCTTTGCGCCCATGTGTCGTGTAATACAACGACCACTAAGAGTTGTTGATTGACCAATACGCTTATCGTAGAAACGACAACCTTGGTTCAATAACGCGCCATACAATGAGTTCAAGTTGATCTTCTTAACCAACTGTCGTTTGTCCCAGTATGCTATCGCAACTTTATCTCCATCTTTGATTGCTTCTTTCTTTTTCTGTTGCATAACCTGACGTTCTGCATACCATCGTTCTAGTAATCCAGGAATGATACCTTGGATATCTTGCTTGAAGATAGTGCCATTCGCTGTAATAGTCCAGTTCAAGTTACTGTTGAATACTAAATCATATGCTTCAGCACCAGTTAGTTCTTTACATGTTTTTAGTTCTTCAAAAGGATTATCTTCAAGTACTAATGTAAGTACCTGTGCTTTATCCCGTTCGTTCATTAAACGAAATTCTTCTGAACTAAATGTATCATCCCATGCTTGAGCCGCACCATAAGTTTTAGCACCAGTCTTTCGACCTTCTGATATTCTACCACCGATAAGTGCATCAGTAATATCTGGTCTAAGTTGACCGACAATAGTTTCTGGCGACATATTCAACGCACGAATAACAGACGGATAAAGAGAGTTGATATCGACACCAGCAACCCAGCGTTGTAATCCTGCTTTGGGGATTGCCACAAAGGCACCCGCGGCTTTCTGCATCTCCATTTCCTGTAATTCTTCGTCAGTATAGTCTTCAGTATCATCGTCAGACCATGCTTTGCGCTTTCTATCAGGTACTACCATATCTCTACGGTGTGCTTCGTTAATGATTGCTTGTTCTGTTACAGCAACAGCACCCATTGTCGTTTTGATGTTCACTGTGTTATCGTGTGCGATTTCATTCGCTAGTTCGATGAACCTAAGTTTCTTATCTATTTTATCAAGTAGCGCGGTATCTTGACGGTTGTATTCTACGAATTTATAAAAATCGTTATTATACAATTGGTCCAATGTACCTTCGTATGCTATCTTTCGTTCGCCAACTTCGTGGGCACCGATTGTATCAAGTGCATATGAATGCATTTCATGGTAAGTGTACTTACGATACAGTTCTAGGTAGTCTAAGTGAATACGACCCGATAAATCATAGGTAGATTGTTCTTTGCCATACTTAATTACTTTTCGTTTCGTTGGATATAAATCCCACAAACACATCTTTCGTGTATGTGACTTACTCAATACCTTCTCAATTCGATTCACAGTGTATGGAATATCGTAACCCTCAGAGTTCCAACCACTCAATACATCAGCATCTTCAATGACATCCATGAAATCATTCAGCATGTCGCCTTCGTTTAGATACAGTTCAGTGTTCTCAAATTGGTCACAAATTCGCTGTGCTTCAACTAGACCTTCGCCAGATCTCATAGCCTTGGGTGGGATAACAAGAGTGACTAGTAAGTCAAGCCATTGAAGATGAACAGATATCGCGGTGATTGGCATGAACGGATCACTTGGATCAGCGAATCCCCTATCTTTGTCGAAGTCTGTCTCGATATCGAAGAATGCGATGTTTAGGTCTGGTGAATCAATACCATTGTAATGTTCACTCAAACACTTAACTTCTGGCTTCATATCACTTTCGTAAAATTCTTTACCAGCGTTGACTCTTCGTTCTTTGTGTAAATCTTTAAGACGTTTACATTTGATTTGACGCACTTTGTCACCATGAATACTTACATGGTCACCGCGTGGATCTTTAATATAGAACGTCCGCCAAGCAGGGTAATCATTATAGATTCGCTTACCCTTAATACGCTCTACAACTTGGACAATATCTTTATCCTTGTTGTAGTACGCATCTACATAACTCAAAGAGTGCGACCAACTGTTTCAAGAATAGTTTCCATATCCTCAAAATCTGCTCGAACCTCAGTTAATTTTGCCTTATGTGCGACTGAGATTGCCTTGGTTAACACTGATGGTTTTACATCAATTTCTTCGGCAATGGCACGCACTGTGTCACGTAGACCGCCTTTAAGGTCTTCGCATTCTTGTAAGACTAGACAGCCTTCGTTCACTAATTGGATTAGTTTTGCTTTTTCTTCTGCATTGATTGAATCAATTGACATATAAATCTCCTGTATGTTAGGCAATAAAAAAGAGTGATTGCTCACTCTTTATATAATAACACAAGGACTCTAAGAAGTCAATAGATTTATTAGAATAGTTTAGCTGAACTAATTCCAGCGATTAAGTCACTAAT